CATCAAGGGCGCGGACGGGAACTACCAGCTCCGGCCGCGCAAGACATGGCTCAAGGATCCCGCGCTTCGGAACGTGCCAATCGGCAACCTGATCGAGAGCTTCAGCATCGACGCTCATCAGGAAGAGCTGCTGAACCTGCTCAACACCGCGATCCGCATGGCGGACGACGTGACCTCGACGCCGCTCATCGTGCAGGGCGACCAGGCGTCCCATATCACGAAGACGGCCCAGGGCATGGCGCTCCTGAACAACAACGCGAACGTCGTCCTGAAGCGCCCGGCCAAGTTCTACGACGACTACTTCAGCGCCCCGCTGATTGGCAGGATGATCGAGTGGAACATGCAGTTCTCGAAGAACAATGACGTCAAGGGAGACCTGCGGCCCGTGGCGCGAGGCTCCACCGTTCTCCTGGAACGCGACCAGCAGGCCCAGCTCCTCATGCAGTTCATGCAGTACAAGGGCAGCGTATGGGATCCGTACTTCGACTGGTATGAGGTCGCGAGAACCGTCTCGAAGAACATGCGGGTCATGGAGGTCCTGCTCGACGAGGGCGATGTCGAGGAGAACATCAAGAAGATGCAGGACGCCGCGGCCGCGCAGGCGCAGCAGGGTCAGCAGGGCGGCGGCGATCCGCGCATGGAGATCGAGGGCCTGAGGCTGCAGGATTCGCGCGAGCAGCGCGCTCTCGACAAGTACCTGAGCGAGGTGGAGTACGCCATGAAGCGCGGGATCTCAATGGAGCAGGCAAGCAAGGAGCTTGCCGTTACCCGCATGAAGATCGACTCCGAGTCCCGCAAGTTCAATGCCGAGGTCGCGCTGAAGCTCCGCAAGGGCGAGGGGATCTGATGATCGAGGTGAACAGCGCAACCTGGGAACACATCAAGCAATACGCCGAGACGCGCATCGCCGTGTTGCACAGCGAGGCCGAGGACCTGAACATGTCCGAGGCCGACAGGCGCGAGAAGATGGTGCGGGTTGCCGAGCTGAGGGAGTTGGTCGGGTTGGCCTCCCCTTCTCCGCCGCCGCGCATCTACACACTGGAAGAGACTTGACATGACGACGGCACCCGAGCCCTCGGCCGCAGGCGAGCAGGAGCAGCAGCCGCAACAGGAAGAGCAGCAGGAGGAGCAACAGCCGGTCGCCGAGAAGGACGACTGGGACAAGGAGTTCGATCGCATTCTGGAGGCGCGCAGCCCGCAAGAAGAGGCCGCGACCGAGGCGGCGCCGGATCCCGGGAAGGTCGCCCCGGAGCCGGAAGCCGGGAAGCCGGCCGCCGAAGACCAGGAGTCCGCAGCCAGAGAGCTGACCGACGACGATCTCCTGGAGCAGGTGCCGGAGGCCCAGAGGGTCGCTCTGGGGACCCGCCTCAAGGCGGCGAAGGAAGCGGCCGAGAAGGCGATCGCCGACGCCCAGAGGGCAGAGCATCAATTCAAGAGCGCGCAGGGCAGGATCGCTGCGCTCGAAAGGAAAGCGCCAGCCGGCGACGAGCCCGCTGGAGCGAAGGACCGCAAGCCTGACGGCGCGCAGGAAGCTGCCCGCTGGAAGAAGTTTGCGGAGGACTACCCCGACATCGCGGAAGCGATGGAAAACCGCTTCAAGGAGTTCGCGGCCACCGTTGCGGTGCCCCCGGAGTTCCTGGAGTTCGTGGCGCAACAGCGCGAAACCGCCGAGATGCAACAGAAAATCTCCGAGGTTTCATCGGCTCACGAGGACTTCGTCCAGATCGTGAGGCGCCCCGAGTTCGGTTCGTGGGTGGAAAAGCAGTCCCCGAAGGTGCAGGCCCTGGTGAACTCCCGCGATCCGGAGGACGTGATCCTGGGCATGACGCTGTACAAGGCTGCGAACCCGCAAGTGACGTCGCCTCCCAAAAAGGACGCGGCGGCAGGCGCGGCGAGCGCTGCAGAGACGGCGGAAGCGGCTGCGTTGCGCGCGAAACGCGCGGCGCAGAGGGGCGCCACGGAAGCTCCGTCGGTGCAGCGGACAATCCCCCAACCCCTCGACGCTGATGACGAGGATGCCATGTTCGCGTTCTACGCGAAGAAGGCAGACGCTCGGAATTCGGCTAGGAGATAGACGTGCCACAAACCACCTATGCTGGCCTGAGCCAGCGCACCAACGTCTATGCGGCCGTGGAGATGCTCGCGCACGCCCAGCCGCAGATGTGCCTCTCGAAGTTCGGGCTGACCAAGCCCATGCCCAAGAACAAGGCGGAGACGATGAAGTTCCGCCGGGCGGTTCCGTTCCCGAAGCTCACGACACCCCTTTCCGAGGGCGTCACCCCCACGGCCCGCACCATGATCTACGAGGACGTGAGCGTGACCCTCAAGGAGTGGGGCGACGTGGTCGAGTGCTCGGACCGCGTGCGCGAACTCTCCGAAGATCCGGCCATCAAGGACGCGGCCGAACTCCTCGGAGAGCAGGCCGTGGAGACGATGGAGTACACATGCTGGGGCGTCCTGCGCGCCGGCACATCCGTCGGCTACACGAACGGCACGGCGAGGAACACCCTCGCGTCGGTCGTGTCGGTCAACAAGTTCCGTGCGGTGTCCCGGGCCCTCCGGGCGCAGCGCGCGAAGACGGTGCGCAAGATGCTCGACGGGTCGGTGAACTACAACACCAGCCCGATCGAGGCGGCGTTCATCGTGTTCGCCCACACGGACTGCGCGCACGACATCCGGCAGCTCACGGGCTTCGTGCCGACCTCGAAGTACGGCTCTCGGCAGCAGATTTCCGAGTACGAGCTTGGCTCGTTCGAGGACTTCCGCTTCATCCTGAGCCCCACGCTGGAGCCGTTCCTGGCTGCCGGCGCGGCGGTCGGCGGCGGCTTCAAGAGCGTCGGCGGATCGAACAACGACGTCTACCCGCACATCATCATCGGGCAGGACGCCTACGGTCACGTTCCGCTGAAGGGTTCGAAATCGGTCGAGACGTTCCTCCTCACCGGCGCTGACAAGAGCGACCCGCTCAACCAGCGCGACATGGTGGGCGCGAAGTACTGGTACGAGGCCGTCCGGCTGAACGAGAACTGGATGTACCGTCTCGAAGCCTGCGTCACCTCGCTGTAAACCCTCCCGGGGGCCGAGGGTAATCGGCCCCCGCTCTGACGTGCAACCATAGCCCTTGCGGCTCTAAACGGAGACAGCAATGCCGAAACTCAACGACGTTCAGTCCAAAGCCCTTCGGGGGGTCATCGGGAATCACTGCTACAGCCGAGCCGTGCTCGCAATCGAGAGCGCCGGCCTGGCGACGGTCAAGACCACGGTCGTGCCCACGGGCGGGATCGTGTACTCGATCGACGGCATCACTTACCTGAAGGCGAACCTGTCGGCGGAAGCGCTGACTGCGGACGCGACCCAGCAGGCGATCATCACCGGCCAGTCCACGTTCTACGTCCAGCCGGACGGCAAGACCGTGTACTACGTCGTGTGCCTCGATTCCAGCGGGAACGAGAGGACGATCCAGGGAACCTACAGCGGCCAGACGTTCACGCCGTTCGGTCCCCAAACCGGCGACGGGTCCATTCCCGATGTCGGGGATTCGCTGTGCCCGATCGCCATGATGAAGATCGCGACCTCGGGGGCAACCTTCACGCCTGCATCGACCGCGCTCGACGCGGCCGGCGTGACGGTGACGTACTACAACCTGTCGGCCATTCCGGCGACGGCGCCGTAACGCAAGCCACTGGGAGCCGGCCCGGGGGCTTCGGTCCCCGGGCCATTCCCCAAGGAGTCTCGAATGAAGCCCGGAGTGAAGGACGTGATCCACGAGGACAAGACCGTCACCGTGGTGTACGAAAATGGCGGCGTGTCGAAGCAGACATTCACCGACGCCGAGCAGGCGCTCGTCTACTGCTCCGGCTTCGGGCGTCATCCTGCGAAGAAGGCAGTCGCGCCGAAGAAGCCCGCGCCCAAGCCGGCGAAGAAGAAGCCGGCGAAGAAGTCAACCTAGGAGATCATCTCGATGAAGAACAAAGCCGCAGCGATTCTCGAAGACGAGGACGATGCCGCCGTTGGCGCCGGCCCGCGCGCAGCGCGCCGCGCGCAGCTCACAGCGGAGGAGGAAGCCCGTCGCGAGCTGGAAGAGTCCAAGCTCACCTACAAGAACAAGGACGGGAAGATGCTGATGTACGAGCTGGAGGTCCACGGGCGCGAGGGCGCTCCCGACCCCCTGAACTACATCATCAACGAGGAGACGTTCGTGATCCGTCGCCGGCACAAGGTGGTGGTGCCGTGGTACGTCGTGGCTCACATCAACCTCAACAGCGAAGTGAAGTACACGCCGCAGAAGGACGAGTCTGGCCGGCTGAGGATGGTCCCGCAGGAGCAGCTCGCGGAGCCGTTCACGGCGCGCCCGATCAGCCCGGCCGGTGAGGTCCCGGTCTGATGGACTTCCTCGCGCTATGCGTCGAGGCGCACAAGTGGTCGGGGCTGGCCGGGGCCGCCCCGACCTCGGTGACCGGGCAGCCGAAGATCATCACCGACCTCATCGGCGCGGTGTCCCAGGCTTGGATCCGCATCCAGAACATGCACGACGGGGCGTGGAGGTTCCAGCGGGTCACCCTCACGCCGGTCGCTCTCGTGATCGGCCAGAACGTCTACGACGTGACTGCGGCCCCGTTCAGCCTCTCGGACTTCGATCGCTGGGACACGGACAGCTTCGTGCTCTACACTTCCGGCTCGACCGACAAGCAGTCCGTGACCTACAAGCAGTACCCGCAATGGGTTCTCGACTACAGGCTCGCCACGTTCACGAGCGGCCGTCCGTCAGCCGTGACCGACCCGAGCGCGTCCACGCTTCGCTTCAACGCCCTGCCGGACGTGGCCTACCTCTTCACCGGCGACTACCGGAGGAGCGTGCAGACCCTGGCGCTCAACACGGACACGCCGCGCCTTCCGTCTCGTCACCACATGGCGATCGTGTGGGAGGCCCTCAGGTGGTTCGCGCAGGACCGGGGGAAGGACACGCTCTACAACTTTGCCGAAGGAATGCTCGGCAAGGAGATGTCCGAGCTGGCCGCACGCGAACTGGAGATTCCCGAGACGCAGGCATTCGAGCCTCTCGTGGACGTGAGGGGATGAAGAGACAGGCCCGCACCGAGCGCATCGTTGGCGGGGTGAACCTCGTCGACGCCAAGTCCCTCCTGCCGCCTGGCGCGCTCGTCGGCGGGAACAACATGGAGGTCATGCAGGGCGGCGGCGTCCGCCGGTGCGATGGCTACGAGCGCATTGACGGCGTGAGTTCTCATCAGGCGAGTCTCGCGACCTATTCGCGCTTCACCTTCAACCTGGGCGCGAACGCGACGTTCGCTGATGGCGACACCGTTCTCGGCGGGACGTCCGGGGCTACAGGACTCGTGTGCGGTCCCGGTATCGTGACGAGCGGATCGGTGGTCGACGGGAATGCCGCTGGCGAGCTGTACCTCTTCGTCCTGACCGGCGTGTTCGTGAGCGGCGAGGTGCTGACCGTGGGCGGCAGCTACCGCGCGACGCTCACGAGCACCGCGTTCTCCGGCACGGTTGGAGACGCCGGGCGGAAGGACGCCCTGAGACGCGCGAGGAACTATGTCCGGTCGCTTTGCACCGCGCCGACCGGGTCTGGCGGGATCCTTGGGGTGGTGAACCACGGCGGGACGGTCTATTGCGTGCGCAACAATGCGGGCGGGACCGCTGCCGTGATGTACAAGAGCAGCGGATCCGGGTGGCAGGCGATCACGCTGTATCGCGAGGTGGCGTTCACGGCCGGAAGCGGGAGCGTTGCCGACGGGCAGACCGTGACGGAGACTGCCGGCGGCGAGGCGGCCACCATCAAGCGCGTGGTCGTCACCAGCGGGTCGCTTTCGGACGGGAATGCTGCCGGGCGCCTGATTGTCACCACCCCATCAGGGAGCGAGTTTGACGGGGGCGCGGCCACCACGAGCGGGGGAGGGTCGCTCACGCTGTCCGGGGCCAGCACGGCGATCACGCTCGCGCCCAACGGCAGGTTCGAGTTCCTGAGCTTCAACTTCTACGGCGCGTCCGGTTCGCGCAGGATCTACGGAGTCGACGGGCAGAACCGAGGCTTCGAGTTCAACCCGTCCGACGACGTTCTCGTGCCGATCACGACTGGGATGGCCGTGGACAAGCCGACGCACGTCGCGGCGCACATGGGCAGGCTATGGTTCACGTTTCCGGGGGGCTCGTTGCAGTGGTCATCGGTCGTGAGCCCTTTCATCTGGAGCGCGATCGTCGGATCGGGGGAGCTTGGCCTCGGGGACGAGGCAACCGCGATCAAGAGCCTGAAGCAGGACGCTTTCGCCGTGTTCGGCAGGAACAGCGCATTCGTGCTGTACGGGTCGAGCTTCATCGAGTCGAACTTCGTGAAGCTGCTGGAAACGACCGGCTGCGTGCCGTACACGCTCGATGAGGTGGCCGGCGCGACGATCTCGGTCGACAATGTCGGGGTGTACTTCCTGGAGGCCGCACAGCAGTTCGGCGACTTCAAGCCGAACAGCCTGTCGCGGACGGTCGAGCCGCTGACGCGCACTCGCGCGAGTTCCGCCGTCGCCGCCATGACCGTCAGATCCAAGTCGCAGTACCGGGTCTACTTCGCCGACATGACCGGGATTACGGCCACGTTCTCCGGGACCAAGCTCGCCGGGTGGTTCCCGTTCACGCTCGCGCATCAGGTGACGTGCGTCTGGGCAGGCGAAGACGCCAGCGGAGACGAAGTGCTCTATGCCGGGCTGTCGAGCGGGTACGTCGTGATGCTGGACAGCGGAACGTCATATGATGGCGAGGCGGTCGATGCGCTCGCGTCGCTTGCGCCGACCGCGCTCGGCGATGCGACGATGTACAAGCAGTTCTTCGCGGCCATTCCGCAGGTGAACACGCCCCAGGCGATCGCGCTCGACCTGCTGATGGAGTTCGACTTCGGCGGGCTTCCCGGGGACGTCTACGACGGCGAGGGCCTCACCCCGCCGACCGGCGGGATCTGGGGGCAGGGAACCTGGGGGCAGTTCTTCTGGG